GTAGACATTATTCCTGTTAGTGATCCCAATGCGGGAACGATGGCGCAAAGGATCATGCAGTATCAAGCGGCTTTACAACTAGCGCAGCAGTCGCCCGATATGTATGACCTGCCGTTGCTGCACCGTCAGATGCTAGAAATACTAAACATAAGGGATGCAGATAAGATCGTGCCTTTAGAGGGCGATATGCAGCCTACAGACCCAGTGTCTGAAAACATGAACATCATCAACAGCGAACCTGTTAAGGCGTTTATCTACCAAGACCACGAGGCGCACATCACTGCTCACAAAGCGATGATCGAAGACCCCAAGATCATGGAGATCATGTCAAAGAGTCCAAACGCACAAAAGGCTGGCGCAGCATTGGCAGCGCATATTCAAGAACACTTGGCGTTTCAGTACCGAATGGAGATCGAAAAGCAGCTTGGTGTCGAGCTACCGCCGCCTGATACAGCGTTGCCAGAAGATATTGAGTTTAGAATCTCTAGGCTTGTTGCTCCTGCTGCTGAACAACTTACTGGCAAGAATCAGCAAGAGGCTCAGGCCAAGCAGGCTCAACAACAAGCTCAAGATCCTATCGTGCAGATGCAACAAAAAGAGTTACAAATCAAAGAAATGCAGGCTCAGACCAAGGCTCAAGCTGAGATGGCTAAGATACAGCTTGATATGCAAAAAGCTGCCAGCAACTCTCAGCTACAAAGGGACAGGTTGGAGCAGGATGCTCGCTTGGCTCAAGCTAAACTGGCAGCAAGCATTGCCGAGAACAACTCCAAAGAAGAGCTTGAAGACCGCAAGATTGTATCCAAGGAGCAGTTGGAAGGATTTAAGATTGGCAGAGAAATAGCTAAGGACTTAGAAGGTGAGTAGTGTATCCTCTGTAAACAGTTTTGAGTATTACAGGCAAACATTGCGTAATCAGATGAACGAGTACGCTGACCATATAAGTGGTGGCGCGTGTAAAGATTATAGTGAATACTCAAAATGTGTCGGAATCATTGAAGGCTTGGCTATCGCAGAACGAGAGCTTTTGGATATGCAGGCCAAGGTAGAGGAAGATTTCTCCGCATAAGCGGTGCAAGCGACTCTGGACGCTTTTTTCCAGTGCATAGGACAACTAATGAGCGAATCATTAGCAATTAACGATGACGCAGTCCCTGAAGAGGACGAGCAGTCACGCAAAGCAAAGCAGTTGCCTCAACCTAGAGGTTACAAAATACTTATTGCTTTACCTGAACCTGAAGAAAAGACGGCTGGTGGCATACTCAAAGCCACTGAAACCCTGCACAACGAAGAGATTGGCTCTATTGTTGGTTTGGTCTTAGAACTAGGCCCAGACGCATACAGCGATTCACAGCGGTTTCCATCTGGCCCGTCCTGTAAAGAAGGCGACTTCATTTTGATGCGGTCTTATTCTGGGACGCGATTCAAGGTTCACGACAAAGAGTTCCGTTTGATTAATGACGATAGCGTTGAAGCCGTTGTAGAAGATCCAAGGGGGATTGTTAAGGTATGAGCGAAGCACAAGAAGAGATGGGTTTCCAAGAGTCTTCAGCCGAAGAAAAGTTTTTTGGCGTAAAGACAACTATTGGTCGCTCATCAGATAACGAAGAGGCGGTTACTGATCCTAACCTAGAGTTAGAGATTGTCGATGACCGTCCAGAAGAGGATCGTCGCGCACCAAAGGCTAGTTCGTCAGATGGCGATATCGATGACGATGAACTCTCTGGATACAGTGACCGTGTACAGAAGCGAATAAACAAGCTTAGGTACGAACAAAACGAGGAGCGCCGCCAGCGAGAAGCAGCGGAACGCCTTCGTGAAGAGGCTGTGAGCTACGCTCAAGCGGTTACCGCAAAGAACAAAGAGTATGAATCTTTGATCAATCGCGGTGAAGCGGCCCTGATAAGCCAGATTAAAGACAAAGCTCAATTATCATTGGAATCTGCTAGGCAGGATTACAAGAAAGCTTACGAAGAGGGTGATACGGATAACGTAGTTGCCGCTCAAGAGAGCCTGATGAGAGCGCAGTCTGAGCTTCAAGAAGCTAACAAGTACGAGCAAAGCCTAGCAAACAAGCCTGTAACGGTAGCGGATGATGCTTATCAGCAGCAGGTATATCAGCAGCAGCTTGCAAGAGAACAAGCTGTAGCGCAGCAGCAGCCGCAACAGGCTACTGTTGATCCAGAGGCCCAAGACTGGGCTTCTCGTAATGAGTGGTTCATGAAGCCGGGGTTTGAAGAGATGACAAGCCTTGCTTATGGCGCTCATGCTAAAGCTGTTCAGGAGGGTGTAGCACCAAACTCCTCTGAATATTTTCAACGAATAGATTCAAGAATGCGTAGCGCATTCCCAGATTATAATTGGCAGGACTCTAGCGATACATATGGACGTAACGCGCCCGTGACTGTCAATCAGCCCTCGTCGGTGGTGGCACCCTCCTCAAGGAGCAATGGTGCTAAACCGCGCAAAGTACGGCTAACGTCCAGCCAGATTGCTCTCGCCAAGCGAATCGGGCTTACCAATGAACAGTACGCGATGCAACTCATTAAGGAGGGCAAACAGTGACTGAAGAGCGCACACCTAGAGAAAACGAGACGCGAGATGCGTCTGCAAGACCTAGTGATTCATGGATTCCGGCTTCTATCCTGCCAGACCCCAAGCCACAAGATGGATGGGTGTTTCGTTGGGTGAGAACCAAGACTCTTGGTGAATCAGACAATGTTCATGTGTCAAGAATGTTCAGAGAAGGTTGGCAGCCTGTAAAGGCCGAAGACCATCCTGAGCTTATGTTGGCTTCTGATGTTGGATCTCAGTTTGAGGGCAACATAGAGGTTGGTGGTTTGCTTCTGTGTAAGGCTGATAAAGCTAGAATGGATGCTCGTACCAAGCACTTTGAGCAAATTGCTGATAATCAGATGCATTCCGTGGACAATAATTTCTTGCGCGAAAACGACCCTCGTATGCCATTGCTCAATCCTGAGCGAAGCACACGGGTGTCTTCATTTGGTAAGGACTAACCTCTGGCAAGGGGTTGGTTGATTAACTTGAGGAGGCCATTATGGCTACCGTTGCAACCCCTATGGGTGCTGAACCAGTTGATACCTTAAGTGCGAGCGGCTCGTTTACGGGCAAGGTTCGTCACATTAAGATCGCCAATGCTTACGCAACTGCTATTTTCTATGGCGATTTCGTAAAATTGGTTGCTGCTGGCACCGTCGAAAAGGCCGCTGTAACAACGTCTGTTGCTGCTGGCACCGTTGGTATCTTCGTAGGCTGCGCTTACACAGATCCCAGCACAAACCAGATGACGTTTAACCAACAATTCCCAGCATCTACGGCTGCTGACGATATCGTTGCTTACGTTGTCGATGATCCTAAGTTGTTGTTCCGCATGCAGGGTGATGAGGCTATTGCTCAGACCGGCCTTGGAAATAACATCTCAGCGGTTAACACTGCTGGATCAACTTCAATCGGTCGAAGCAAGAACGCCCTAGACGGCGGCTCTATCGCTACGACTAATACCCTACCACTGCGTGTCGTTGATTTCGTAGATGGCCCAACAAGCACCGTAGGTGATGCNTTNACAGANTGCATCGTNACCTACCTGCCNTTGAGCCACGCTTACGAAACCAAGCTCGGCGTNTAAGGAGAATTAGGCAATGGCAATTTCAAGAGCGCAAATGCTTAAAGAACTCCTGCCGGGGCTTAACGCTCTGTTTGGTTTGGAGTACGAGAAATACGAAGATGAACACACTCTCATTTATGAGACTGAAAGTTCTGATCGTTCTTTTGAGGAAGAAGTGAAACTGAGCGGCTTTGGTGCTGCTCCCGTTAAAGCTGAAGGTGCTGCAATCTCTTATGATTCGGCTCAAGAAAGCTACACGGCTCGCTATAATCACGAGACGATAGCGATGGGCTTCGCCATCACCGAGGAAGCGATGGAAGACAATCTCTACGATTCTCTTTCTGCTCGCTACACGAAAGCTTTGGCACGGGCTATGGCCTACACCAAGCAGGTTAAAGCAGCGAATTTGCTTAACAATGGCTTCACCAGTTTCCAATCTGGAGATGGCGTCACATTGTTCAACGCTTCGCACCCATTAGTGAACGGTGGAACTAACTCCAACCGTCCATCTACTGGCGCTGACCTGAACGAAACCTCATTGGAGCAAGCAATCATTGAGATTGCAGCGTTCACAGATGAGCGAGGACTGTTAATCGCAGCCCGTCCTACGAGCTTGGTTGTACCACCTGCACTGATGTTTACGGCAGATCGTCTGCTCGAAACCACTCAGCGCGTCGGCACGGCTGATAACGACCTGAACGCTATCCGCAATATGGGTGCAATCCCCGGTGGATACTCTGTCAATCACTATTTGACTGACAGCAATGCGTTCTTCCTCATCACCGACATACCAAATGGTATGAAGATGTTTGAGCGTACTGCTCTGGAAACATCTATGGATGGTGACTTTGATACGGGTAACGTGCGCTATAAAGCGCGTGAGCGATACTCGTTTGGCGTATCTGACCCATTGGGTATTTACGGATCGCCCGGATCTAGCTAATAATAGCTAGGCAATCGAACAGGGCCGCCATTTGGTGGCCCTTGTTCTTTTCCTGACTGATTGTTCCACATGGAACAATTGGACTAACCCAGACAGGAGACTAAAATGGGTACTACAACTTTCAACGGGCCAGTCCGTTCCGAAAACGGCTTTAAGGTTATTTCAAAGAACGCCACTACAGGCGTAGTTACTGACGTAGTAGATATTGCTTCTACCGGAATCGTAACGGGTAAGTATGTAAAACACGTTGGATACGCAACAGGCGTAACTGTTAACACTACAGCGGGTGACAGCCCAGCTATTGGTGAGTTCACGCAACCTGCAAACACAATTATTACTGACATCAAGATCTTTTGTGACGTTTCACCAGTTATTGGTACGGGTGACATTGGTTATGAAGTTGGTACATCTAGCTCTGGCGCACAGATTGTTGCGGCAGTGACCGATGAGATTTTGGACGGCGGCACGACTGTTGTTGCACACAATGTAACTCTGACTACTTTGGTTGTTCAAACTCAAAGCGGCACTACGGCTCCTGCTTCTGTTCAATATACAGACACTGCAAGAACTATCTTCTGCAACATCACCAATACGGTTGATGCTACAACAGCAGGTTCTTTTACGTTCATCATTGAGTACGTTCAGATAGCGTAATAGGAGGCGGTTATGGCTGATGCAGTAGCAACCCAAACTATTCAGGATGGCGGCAACACTGCCATCTTTAGGTTTACAAATGTTAGCGATGGTTCTGGTGAAAGCGCCGTTGCTAAGATAGATGTCTCTGCTCTTGCCGTTGACCCTGTGACTGGAGCAGCTTGCACGAAGGTGTCCATTCAAAAGATTTATTACTCAACAATCGGTATGGGTGTAAAAATCTTCTTCAATGCGTCTACTAACGTGCTTGCTTGGCAGCTTAACGCTGACTGGGCAGATACGCTGGATTTTTCTGATTTTACAGGAATACCCAATAATGCGGGTTCTGGCGTAAACGGTGACGTTTTGTTTACCACTGTTGGTCACTCTAGCGGTGATGTTTACAACATCGTTATGCAGGTGCGGAAGCACTTCTAGATTAAGCTGTGGCTAGAAACTACAAAGAAGAGTACAAAGAGTTTCACTCTAAGCCAGACCAGAAGAAGCGCCGTGCGGGTCGCAATGCAGCGCGGCGTAAAATGGCTGCTTCTGGCAAGGTTAAGAAGGGTGACGGCAAAGACGTTCATCACAAGGACGGCAATGCCCTCAACAACAAACGAAAGAACCTTCGCGTAGAGTCTAAGTCAAAAAACAGGTCACGCAAGAAATGAGCTTAACTGACGCTGAAAAGAACAGGCTAAAAAAGGTCGGGCTTACCGGCCTAAACAAACCTAAACGCACCCCTAGTCATAAAACCAAGAAGGCTGTAGTCGCTGTGCGCGATGGCGGAAAGATGAAAATTATCCGCTTTGGTGACCAGAAGATGGGCCACAATTACAGCGCAGAGGCTCGTAAGAGCTTCAAAGCTCGGCACGGCAAAAACATAGCTAAGGGCAAGACTAGTGCCGCATACTGGGCAAACAAGGTTTTTTGGAGTGGCAAGGGAGGCAGCAAGAAGTCTCCCCCTAAATCTCAAAAACAAAAGTTTGGTAGAGGCTGATGGCGATTAGTCGAGCGCAGATGGGCAAACAAATAAAGAACGCGCCATCCAAAAAGAAACGTGTTTCTAAAAAAAAGCAGAAGGCTAGGAGGCCGTAATGGGGAAGAAAGACCTTGGGATACTTGGCGGTGGTTTGGTTGGACTCATTGCTGAAGAACCTTTAGCTGCGATAAGTCCTCTTGCTGGGTATCTAAAAAACAGACGAGATAAAAAGAAAGATCGGCGGTTAGAAAGAGAAGCTGCTGATGCCGCTGAAGAACAGCGTATGCAAAAAATTATGTCTGCCACAGGCGGTACTGGCGGCATGGATGGGATGAAAGCTGGCGGCAAGGTGAAGTCTATTGATGGTATGGCTATTAGAGGCAAGACCAAAGGTCGGATGATCTAGATGGCTGTTAGCGGCACATATGCATTTAACCTAGACCTCTCTGATGCTATGGAAGAGGCGTTTGAACGCGCTGGCTTAGAGCTTCGTAGTGGCTATGATTATCGCACGGCTAGACGAAGCATTAACTTGCTTATGTTGGAATGGCAGAACAGAGGGTTAAACCTTTGGACGGTCAAAGAGGGTACTCAAGCCCTTACTGAGGGAACGTCTGCTTACGCATTAGATGCAAAGATATTCGACATCATAGAAGCATTTGTTCGCACCAATGCGGGTGACAGTTCTAGCCAACAAGATCAAACATTGAGCAGGATATCTGTAAGTCAGTACGCTCATTTGTCAAACAAGCTTACACAAAGTAAGCCTTTGCAGTATCAGATAGACAAAGCGCCAGCACAGATCACGGTTAACCTTTGGCCTGTGCCAGACAGCGCGTCCTATACGTTTGTTTATTACTACTTAGAGCGCATCGATGATGCAGGCTCTGCGGCTTCAAACAACATGGACGTACCGGCTAGGTTCCTGCCTTGCTTGGTTGCGGGACTGTCTTATCAATTAAGCCTTAAGTTTCCAAACGCATCATCCCGCTCATCGGTGCTGAAGGCTGATTACGAGGAGCAGTGGAACTTAGCTGCTGACGCTGACAGAGAGAAGGCATCCATATACATAGCACCGGGGTTTTAACGTATGGGCGCTTACGC